TAAACTGCATCATTTCAGCCTCTGATTCTGTAACGTATCTAAACCCTTTACGAACCTTTACGAATTGCCCGAATTGATCTACCATATACTCACCGTTTTCATCCTTTACCTTCATTTGGTAATAATCGTAATGGATGCCGGGTATTTGTTTAAGGTCTTTATCGATTGAGCATATAATGTAATCGTATTGGTTCATCAATTGCGTGTTAAAATAGATCAGGTCATCAGCCTCATATTCATCAGAGGCAAAAGAACCATCCAAATAATCAAGTAAATAAGATCGCAATTCATTTACCCATCGGTTAGATTTACGATTGGCTTTGTACGTTGGATCAACATCTTTCCGGAAGTTACGCTTACACTTGGTAAAAAAGTACTTAACCACTGATGTTTGGTATTCTCCTTCAATCTCATTTAGGATGTCAAAAGCAATCTTTTCAAAGCGATCATAACCTCGTTGGAGTATTTCTAACTCAATCGAAAACCTACTATCACCTTTACGGATCATTTCGCGTAATTCACCGAATGTTACCACTCTATACATGGCTTGATAAATAAGCGAATCAGCATCAAATAATACTACTTTTGGACTCATAACTGTTCGATTTCTTGTTTAACTTGTAACCAATGATTTTGAATATCCGTAATTAAAGGTAAATTATCTCTTATCTCATCAACTGTAAACAAAGCGCATCTCTTGGCTATTTTGGTGCAAAGTATTTCTTCGCCGCAGTCAGTATCTTCAGCCATTAAAATATACCTGTAATTGTTTACTAAATTTTCTGCTTTTTCTTTTGGTCTCATACATCAATCATGTTAAGGTCATGCTGTTGTTCAGCAGTCAGCGTAAAATTGTTTTTTAGATCGTTTATTGATGCCTCACCTCTTGCAATAGCCGATAATGCTTTTTGAAATCGCTCATTGTTAATTAATGGCTTGTTTTCCACTGCACCTTTACGCGCTTCATTGCCATCGTCATCGACCGCCTGAAGACTCAAAAGTGATTGCAAACTTGCTCTGCGAAAGTAAGATACAGAGGCAATTTTTTTCTGTGGATCGCTTATTTCCGGAAGGATCAATGAAGATGTAACCATATCACCAGTCTCGCAATCTATTATTTGTGTTTCAACCATGTTGCCAATACAAGGCTGTAATATAATCAATTCGTATTTGTGTAGTGATGGCTCAACCGCTTCCAAAATGCTGTTAAGATCAGCGTATTTTGATTTGAAAAACGGATTATCATTGCCTTTTACGACCTTACCGATCTCTTGTTTAGCCTTCCATAACTTAAAATAAATGTTATTTCTTGATTGTACTTGATCCAAAGCCTGTTCGAATGCGTCTAATTCTTGTTTTTTTCGTGTCATAATATTAGTATTTTACTGTAAATAAATTAAGTCCAAAGATGCGCAACTGAAACATACGCGTTTTTACATCGATTTTAGCCGTTTTAACGCGCTTTACTGGCGGCGGTAATAGTGATTGTTCATGGTGATCGATAAACTCGCTTACAAGGCTTGAATCGGGTTGTGGCTTGTATTCGTAATTTACAACTGTTTCGGCTTTTGGTTGTGGCTTTTCCCACTCAAATGCTTCTTGAAATTGTTTAATTGCTTTTTTCTTTTGATTATTTGCAAGTAAATTACGCACTTGATCAACCATTTCTAAAGTTGGGTAATCAGCAATCCAACGGTTACCGTTTAAAGAATAACGAATAAAGTGTAATTGTCTTATTGCCGTGCTTATTGAATTGCTTACTTTATGCTTTCTGCATATTTCTGTTAAATTGCTTGTTTCGTTTTTTCGTAACGAATCATGAATTTCGATTAATACATTTAAGTATCGTTCCGTAATTCCTTTTTTTGGTCTTTTCATTCTGTTTATGTTTTTCGTTTTGTCAAATATACAACTTTTTTAATACGTTATACATTTTAGTAAAAAAATTATAGGTTTTTTATTTTGGCTTTGTAGGTTGCGATCATATCCGTTAGTTCGTCAATAGTCCATTTCTTCGTTTCATGCGCAATTTCATGCAATGCGAGTAACCGTTCACCGCCTATACGCTTTTCGATTCCTATTTGGTAGTTCAATAAATTACCGCTGAGAAAACTATTGCAGTGTTCGCATTGTAGATGTACATTGTCTTCGTGAAACCTGACGTTTGAATGACCTCCCTGTGAAAAATAATGTCCAGCGTTCGCCTTCTTTGGTGGCTTATCACATGATATGCAGTTTAGTCCTTTGTCTCTATGGCGAATCCATTTGTTAAACGTCATCTGTGCTAACTTCAACCAGTCCTGTAAAGACATCAGTTCCTTTTTTAACTGCGTCTTTTTAGCCTTCCATTGTTTTTCCTTTTCTTTGTCAACCCATACTTTCACGCATTCAGCTTCTAAGCAATATTTTTGGAGAAAGCGTATAGGCTCAAATTTCTTTTTGCAGTTTTTACAGCGCATTACAATCCTTGCATTAAATGAGCATTTTCAGTCTTAACCTTTGTTAATTCATTTGTCAACTCCAAAACGCTTTTATGTAGGTTGTAGTTTTGGTTTATAAGGTTGCGTATTTCTTTCTCGCATATCATCAGATGTAAAAGTACGTGTTTCATGCTTTCCAAGTGTTTACTACTTCCATCAATGAATGGCTTTGCTTTGTCCTCATCAACTGTTCTAAGCCTATCTAATTCGTGTTTAAGGCTACCGATAATTGCGCTTGTTGATGTCTGCGCGAGTAAGTGTTCTAATTCTTCGATCATAATTCATGTATAAAATTTGTGTTTTTCTTTGCTTGATTTTTTTAGATCTAATTTAGTACTAAAATGGGCAATCTTTTACTATGTGGTTTAGTGTTGTTTGTGGTTCATTAAAGTAAACCATTTTTTCAACATTCTTTTTCGCATTTTTTGGTGTTGCAAATATCTTGTGATGGTTCTGTAAAAACATTGTATCCTCAACCTCGATGTCAAAGTAACGAAATCGGTTTACATCAAATCGTAAATCAATCTTACCGATCTTACCAATGGCTCTTGGTTTAATCTTGTTAAAATAGATTTCTGCAATACCGCTATCCAAATCCTCACGATGTACGGTAATCATGCACTTGCCACTATTAAACCATTCAGAACCTCCTTTCAAATCATATGGAACCGGAGGCTTACGTTTGCCGTTTTCCTTTTCCGTTAGCTTTGGGTGAATTATCGTGTGCAAATGTAAATCATTATCCTCTGCGATTTGGTTTCTGTAAGGTAAAACGAATTCAAGGTATTGCGCATAACCTCCAAATTTATCGTATGGATGGCTAAGATCCTTCCAACTGTCAATTGATGCCGTGTGTAATCCTTCCGTATTTTTGATCCTAACTGCCATATCCCAAAACTCCATTGGTGTCATTTTCGCTTTTACATCTTTGCGTGTAAGAACCAAAAAATGGTGTGTAATCCAATCGACCTCTTTGCGAATATCATCGTCACTGATCGCATTGCTTACAGATGGATTAAAACTCTTTCCCGTTTTTTTATGAATAAGGTCAGCAATAATTTCAACATTACTACCTACATCCGGAAAATAAACCAAGTGCCTCCATCCATACCACATCGAAGTGTTCATTAATAACTCCATTAGCACTTGAGTTTTACCGCTCATTGGGTAACCAGTCCAATCAGTAACGTTGCCTAATTGCATCGAATAGTGATCGTGTAACTTATCCCATCCCAAGTACATTCCTTTTTCATGGTAGTTATTACGGTAGTGAGATAGTTTTGTAATTACGTCACTTGCTTTGGTTATTTCATATCCATTATCCATAAGGATCAAATTTAGGTTTCTCCGCTTTGCTGACTGCCGTTCCGAATTTAACACTTTGTTTTGACCATGTGTTTAATCTTCGTTCAAGTGACCAAGTAGATTGCATTTCGTATTTTAATTTTGTTTTACGTTGATTATGCTCTGTCCAATACATATAAAATTCGTTAAGCATTTCACGACCATACGTTTCAATATAAGGTTGAAGTAATGCAGCAAAATCATTTTTGCGATCTTCTAAATTCTTATTGTTATTTAGATTGTTATTGTTATTGTTATTGTTATTAGCTTCGGTTTTGATCTTATCTTGATCATCTTTTGCTTCTGTTTTGCTTTTGTTTTGCTTTAATTTTGGTTTCTTACCGTTTTCAAATCGCTTTAAATTTGCTTCAATTTGCGGCTTAACTAACATAAATATTGTTTTTGATAATCCAGTTAATTCAACTTCATTACCATTTAAACCTAATTCATATACGGCATTCCATATTTCGGCTTGATTTTCTTTTGGCAATTCACGTATTGCCTCATAAAAACTTCGGTAAACAATCATTGTGTCCCTCATGTTGTAAATTTTAGGTAATAAAAAACCCCATCAAATCCGTAGGCTTCCACTTCTACTTCATTGACAGGGTTAATAACTTCTTAAGGTTCTATATTGTGGAAGCGAACCGTTTACAAATATACAAATTTAATTGTACATCCCGTTATGTATTTTTTCTTTGATCAAAAGCAAATCGTTGAAGTCTAAGCAGCTTAACACATCGCTGTATATATTTAACTGTACCTCTTGATTCATGATCTTAAACGTAGTCTTTACTGGTTCAACCGCTAACTTATAAGGCAAGTCGTTCACCTTAACAAAGTAATCGTGATTCTTAACCGCATACACAACCGTTGAATGATCTTTGTTAAATAGTTCACCGATCATTTCAAACGTACATCCTATTTGCCTTAGTTTAGCCATCATATAGGATCGTCTATATACAGTTGTTCTGAGTCTACTTTTACCGGCTAAACCGTACATTTCGATTACGCGCGTTGCATTCCTTACTTTTCTGACGTTGCTGTCCATCAGCTTTGGTCTATTGTACTTTTTTCCTATTTTCATAATTTTCACGCGCTACACAATAATTTAAATAAAGATCAAGATTAAATGATCCACCCTTTGCACCCTCTGACGTATGCCCTTTTCTCCACCATTCCATGACCTTAGTAATTGGTAATGTAACGTGTTTATGTTTTCTTGTTAAATCCTCAATCATAATCCTATACGTTTTAATTTCTCAATATAAAGTACCGCATCCATTAATTCATCCTGTAAATGCTGAAGCCATTCTAAGCGTGTTAGATCGTTTCTATCTAACGTGGTGGAGTATTTCTCTATTCCAGCTAACGAACGTGCGTTAAATCGCTTTAAAACGCCTCTAACGGTTTCATCTGGTGTCATGTATAACAGATCTTTGATAAATTCTTGATTTTCCATTATGCCTCGCTTTTTTGTAGGTTAATTAAATAGTCATGTTCAGCCTGTGCATGTTGATTCCAGTTGTAACTTTCGGCAATGTATCGAGACAACTCCATAACAAAGTCATTGTCCGCGCTTACTTTGTACGGTTTTTCCACGTACGTTTCTTTGTTTTCGACCAATCGATACATTCCTAACTTGGTGATCTGAATATAGCCTTGTTCGCTTTCATCTTCTTCGTAACCTTCTGTTTCAAGCCATGCATCAAATTCCAATGCTGAAAAGTAAATATCGAATTCGTTGCCGTTGTTCTTATTTCGCACCGTGAATAATTCGCCATCGTTGTCTAAGTAAACGATTTTGTACGTTTTATTAGTTAGTTTCATAACTTGTTATTTATGTGGTTAATTAAAGGCTCTTTGTTGCCATCATTCCATTCATCAATTAAGGTCATATCGGTAACTATAAGCGTAACCTTGTAACCGTTTTCCATTGTTACCTTAACTCGGTAAACTCCATGCCCACAAGGGCGTAATTCGATGTCGTAAATATTCATCTTTGGTTCATTTTAGATTCAACGTAATTTAAGAATGATAACACTGCCATTATCATAAAAGTGTATGCAACTATATAGTTAGCAAAATAACTCCAGCAAATCATCGGCTTTGCGATAAAGAAGATCAGTGATGTGATTAAAAATCCAAATGTGTTCATAGTTTATGTTTTTAAAGTTGTGCGTTAACCGAGCCGCACCCCTCGCTTTTTTTTATTGTTCAGATTTAATTTCTTTTAATTTATCTTGAAATGATTCCCACAATTTAAACATTGTTTTATTTCTCTTATCTCCGTAAACATCAGTAAATGAAATTTCGTTTTCAAATTCACTAACAATAATTTTAATATTTGAATATTTTATTTTTTTTAGTTCTAATATAAATTCTTGTTTTTTCATGTCTTTTCTTTTTTGTTTATGCCTTATTGACCTTACAAATATATATAACAATTCGATATAACCAACGATAAATGTGAATTATTTTTTGATAAATCGCTGAAACCCGCGAAAACATTGAGAAAAAAATGTGAAAAAAAACAAAGCCACCCCTAAAAAGAGATGGCATTGCGAAGAAAAACACGAATCAGACTATTAAAGTTAAGCAAATTACCTCACTTTGCCATCGATTATTCGCAAGTTCCTAAATTCATAACCTCCATTATCGTCAATTACAGCAAATCCAAAGCCGTGATTCCACCGGTTAAAAGGCAAGTAATCGGGCTGTAAGCCACATAAACAGCCAATCGACCATGTTGTAACCACTTCGCCATCCAAGTCTTTCTCTGAATGCTCAGATGTAACGTGATGGTGTCCTATTGCACTACTTGCCTTTGCGCGTGTGTAAAGTCCTCTCGCGGCATTTACTGGACTAAATACACTCATGCCAAATTCATGACCGTGTAACAGCCTTAATTTGCCTAATCGAATCATTTGCTTAGACTTGATTAAGTTCACTCCATATTGACCAAATCTAAGGATTTGTTGAAGTTCGAATTCCTCAATGCCAATCAATGCCGGTGCTTGTGTTTTAAGGTAAGTTTCCCAACGATCTTCGTGATTACCTATTTTGTAGTATATAGGACAACTAAACTCAGTGTAAAGCAACTCCAAGAATTCGCGCACTATTTCAATCTCACCGGCTAAATCACGTAAACGGGGATCTTTAACAAAGCGTGATGCTTGGTACATATCCATTGCATCACCGTTAAGAATGATTGCGTTACAGTTATTCTCGCGCCCATAATTCAGCGCAATGCTTAAAGCCTCATTATCTTGGTAAGGGAAATGTATATCGGATAGGATCAAAACGCGATTGTTTCCCTTTGGGATAACATAATCATCAACTTTTACGTAATCGGATTCAGGTAGTTTTTTCCACCCTTGCGCTTGTCTTTTTTCGTCTTCGGTTCTCATGCTGATTGGTTTTTTTGATGCCTCATTTATTTCATTTCGGTAATACCTTATTGTACTTCTCGCATCCTCAACTGAATTGTAAACTTTAGGATTATCATTGACCAACATTTTTGCAATTGTTTGTGTTGGTGTTGTTGGATAAGCGAGTAAATACTCTTTGGCTAACTTACCCTTTAAGGAATTAGTTGGCATTTATATCGGTTGGTTCGATTAGTGTATAGTCCTGTATCATATATCTTCTTTTTAACTTCCAATTTTTAGATTTACAATTCCTTACCATCGATGAATTAACATTAAAAAATAATGCGCATTCTTTTGAATTTAAAAAGTGAAATTGATCGTTTGATTGTGTATCAATTGCAATTATAGGTTTTTTACTATTAGAAATAGATTGTTTTTTTAAATATTCTTGATTATGTAATTTGCCACCATAGTTCGGATTATTCTTGCCTGATGATGATTCCGATATTTTACGCAATGATTCAATTGAATGATTTTTACCGTAAAAATGATTATTTATACCAGATGCTTTTTCTGACATTATTTTTTTTGTCTCTTCACTGTATTTTTTCTTATCACTATTTGATTCAGTATATGAACAATTTAACCCGTTTTCAACTGAATCATATTTTTCTTGGTAATATCTTTCTCTTGTTTTTAGCATTTCTTTATCGCACAATTCAATAATTTCAAATGTGTGATTTTCAACACCATGTTTAATTAATGAGTTATATATTGCTCTTTGTTTTTTAACTTTTGATGGATACATATAGCACCTACACCTTGTTTTTAAATCAACAGATTCACCAATATATATCTTTCCTGTTGGCGATATTATTTTGTAAATACCGCTAACATTCGTTAATGCCTTTATTTCATTTATCATATAAAGTCAGTTGACTCAAGTAAAGTGTATGAAAATTTGTTACCCCAAATTTTTCTTGCTTTTTGAATTATTGACATAAATTGATCAAAATTAAGGCTTTTTTTGAATACTTGGCAACCATGCGACCAATCGTCAACCCATGTCGAATCGCGCCCAGCTTTATGGATGTTGATTCCAAACATTCCCGTATCTAACTTACTTTCGTCAAACGTTAGGTTCTTATCGGCATCACGGTAAACTGTAACCGGCTGTAACCGTTGACATAATGCAGTGTATTTACCACCGTGCAAATCAATTGCGTATGCGCCTCTATATTGATTAGGAACAAGCCTTGCAACACCTTTCTTATTTCCGAATTGCTGAACGCCTTTTTTACCCGGATCAACTGTTGCCGACCAACAGAAAAACTGCCATTCGCCATTGATCTTAAATGAAATGGTAATGTGATCGTCAAAAACATTGGTTACTTTATCAGCAACCGTTGGCGCATTGTTACGTACACCTACAATGTTCACATCGTAGCCTTTGTTTGATTTATCTTCAAACCAAACATATCCTTTGGCTTTAACTGCTCTTTCTATCTGTTCGCGGCTGTACATATATTAGGCGTGTTTTTTGCTTTTTAAAGACGTTTCTTTTGGTATTACAGCGTAGTAATCCAATCCTTTAGGGTAACGCTTACCAACCTCGTTATATGCGCTCATTTTATCATAGCATCTGTATAACTCTTGTTCAACTTTATTCAACCTTTCGTTAGTATAAAAAAGCCAAATGGTTAGAACGCCCAATGCGCCGTGTTTTTTGATAAGGTCAAGTATAGATGTTAGTGTCATATCTCGTACTTCGGTAGTTCTACGTCATTAACCCAAAGGATAATTTCCTCATCTGTCCATGTTTCCGTGTACGTGAACCCTTGCAAGTTAACTCCAAATGTCGCTGTGTCAGTAGTTAGAACTACATCAACAGAACAAGTCTTTTGGTTAATTGCATCTGCTACGTTTACAACCTCTACTGTTGGGTTAGTAATCTCTACGTTAAACTGTTCAAATTTGTAAGTTGCCATATTTTTTTATGTTAAAGTTGTTCCTGTTACGGTGAATGTGCGGCAAGGAATACCTTGATTTCTTGTTGACGTTTTAAGAATATCACCAACGGGCGGACTAGTGGTCGACGCGCCAGATGTGAATGCCCTACCTGTATTCGAAGGATTAGTTGTTGATGTGAATTGAATAGCGACACTCGTAAGATTAAACGGTGCATAGTTCAGTCTAACGTTTACCGAGAAATTATATACCGACATTATTTCAATCACGTTAGGCAACCTCCATCCGCTTATGAATGAACCAATACTAAGTGATAAGGCGTTATCTATCGCGTCACCCCATATAACTAAAGACAAGTCATAAACTCTATGCCATCCCAACACCGTAGCCCCATTATAAGTACTCCAATCTATTACTATATCGTTGGTATAAGTAGAACCGCCCAACTCATCTGTGAATCGGTTTGTATTTCCAAATGGGTTATTACTTGCAAGTGTAAAAAAATCAACAGCCCGACCCTCTTGCAAATCACCATCATCACCAGTTGCATATGAAGTGGTTTGCCCTGTCTTTATTAATGTTGCTCCTACTGGAGTTGCGCCGCTACCTCCCGGCGCTGTCTTAAAACCCGTGTTTTCACGTAAAAAAGTAGTGAATGTAGCTACAGTGTAAACATCTCCTGAATCTTCTGCCGTTATATCACCAGCATCTAAGTCAGCAACACTTACTTTATATTGACCTTGTGTGATTTCTTTTATGTAAAAGATGTCATCAACTAATACGTAAAGCGTATGTCCTTTTGCGTATTCGTAAATTTTTGTACCATCATCTACAATTACGTAATTTCCCGAAGAAAAAATTTTTACCATTTTGTTTTTTGTTTATATAAAGTTACTACTATTTGTATTTA